AACGTAGTAGTCAAAAGCTTCTTCAGTTAGGTTCTTGATTTTAAATACACCAATACTATCAAAGTAACCAATGTTAATATCTGGGTGTTTAACTTTAAAAAGCTCTCGTTGTTCCTGTGGTACCGAGAAGTCAGATGTTAGTGACCACTGTATATAAGGTAAAGGTGTAAACGGTAATCCATGAGGTACAAATACTTCATAATTAGTGGGTGTAGATAGAAAACTACCCTCACTATAAAAGATAATCTTATCTATCTGTTTATCAGTGATTAACTGGTAGTTAGTATCCATATACCAGTATTATACATCACTATGATATAATGTGCTTATGACTAAAAACATGGGCGGAAGACCAACAAAACTTACAGAAGAACTTGCAGTTCATATCTGTGAGCGTATTGCTCAAGGTGAAAGCCTGAAACACATTACTGACCAAGAAGATATGCCAAGTCGTACCTCTGTACATAGCTGGTTACTTGACAAAAATAACAAGTGGTTTCTTGACAAATACGAAGTTGCTAGAGAGATGCAAGCAGACGTATACGCCGACGAAATGGACGACATCGCTCATGACCAATCTATCGACACTCAAAGGGCTAGATTGATTATTGATACCCGTAAATGGACATCAAGTAAGCTTAAGCCAAAGAAATATGGTGACAAACTTGAAGTAGACGCTAAGGTAGAGAACGTGACGCCAATTCTAGGTGGAAATGCTAAGGAAAATATCACAAACGGTATAACTAGCATACTTTCTGAGACATCAAGTGCCGAGAATAACGAGCCAGTATAACTTTTAACTAAAAAGGCTTATCATAAATGGTATATCAGCTAACCACAGCCACTAAAAAGCTACTAAGGCTTAAGAAGCGTATACGTGCTGTAGCTGGTGGTACGAGTGCTGGCAAGACTATATCTATCCTACAGATACTCATTGATGACGCCCAGACTGATAAGATCCCAACACTCACCAGCGTTGTATCTGAATCATTCCCACATCTTCGTAAAGGTGCAATGCGTGACTTCCTAAACATCATGCAAGAGCATGGCTACTTCAAAGACGATAGGTGGAGCAAAACAGAATATACTTACACGTTCGAGAGCGGCAGTAAACTAGAGTTCTTCTCAGCCGACCAACCTAGTAAGGTGCGTGGCCCGAGGCGTGATAGGTTATTTGTGAATGAGGGTAACAATATCCACCAAGAGGCTTTTGAACAATTGCTACTTCGCACAAAAGAGTACGCTTTTATAGACTGGAACCCCGTTTCTGAGTTCTTCATGTACACCGACTACATTGATAAGCGTGAAGACCTAGACTTCATTATCCTCACGTATAAAGACAATGAGGGGCTTGACGAGTCAATCGTCAGAGAAATAGAAAGCCGCAAAGACAACAAACAGTTCTGGCAAGTATACGGTCTTGGTTTACTCGGAGAGGCGGAGGGAAGAGTCTATACAGGTTGGCAGATTATCGATGACATACCTCACGAGGCACGTCTAGAGCGGTATGGGCTTGACTTCGGATACTCTAACGACCCAAGTGCTATTGTGGCAATTTACTACTATAATGGTGGGTATATTCTTGATGAAGTTACCTACCAAAAAGGCCTTAGTAATAAACAGCTAGCGGATATACTGAAAAACCAGCCACCAGCCTTAGTCATTGCCGATAGTGCCGAGCCAAAGAGTATTGATGAACTCAAGAGCTATGGTATTAACATCTTACCCGTTACAAAAGGTGCAGACTCTATTGTGCAAGGTATTGCTTACCTTAAGGACCAGCGTATCAGTATTACCAAAAGAAGTATCAACGGAATAAAAGAATACCGCAACTACCTATGGAAAGTAGATAAGGACGGAAGAATCATCAACGTGCCTATAGATTTATGGAATCACTTTTTAGACGCAACAAGGTATGGTTTTGAGGGATTAAGGGCAACCGCTCAGGTTGTTCACTCTTTCAAGCCCAAAGACATGCTAAGAAGAAAGAATGCAAACCGATAAAGCCTATACTATTTACAAACAGTTTATGCTATAATTGCCTCATCGAACGCGGGCACGAGATTTTTAATGCCCACTAAAACTTCTAAAGCAAAGCAGAGTCCATTAGAACAGGTTGTTAAGGATTTTGATGCTTCATGGGAATACACGCAAGGTTCATGGCACGACCGTTGGGAAAAGAACCAATTTCTGTATAACGGTGACCGTGTAAAGCGTGGATATGTTGGCATTACTGATACTTTCGTGCCTATGTCATTTAGCACCGTTGAGACGTTAACCTCTGGATTGTTTGGGGGAAAGCCTAAGTTCTCATTCTTGCCGCCACAAGAGAAGCGTGAACTGAAAACCGATATTCTTAACTCGCTCCTAGACTTCTATTGGGATTGTGACCAGTGGAGTCTCAAGATTATCAATACAGGACGCAATACGTTTAAGCTTGGTACGGCAGTAGACTACTTCATCTGGGCTGGTGACCGTCCAAAGCTTATTAATGTGCCTATCAGGGACTTCTTTATCGACCCAACAGCTTCGGACATTGATACTGCTCGCTATGTTGGACGTCGTTACCTCACGACAAAAGAAGAGCTTGAGAGCTTCGAGATTGTTGACCTAGAGGGTACACCTGACGATTTTGGTAACTACCCAATGAAGAAGAAGTATACAAACCTCGACAAGATTAAGTTCGACGCAGGTTCTAAGGGTGAAAACACCGATAAGCAAGAAAAAGACATGTGGTATGGTTCAACTGTATCTGAAGCAGCTTCAAAGCAGGTCGAGGTTATTGAATACTGGACGCTCGATAAGACTATCTCAGTTGCTAACCGTGAGGTAGTGATTGAGGACTCTGAGAACTACTTTAAGCTCAAGGACGCCGCTAACGGTTCTAAATATCCAAAGGGATTACTACCGTTTGCAGACTCACGTGACTATGTTGATGAGTCGCTGTTCTACGCCAAGGGCGAGCTTGATATTATCGGCGACCAGAACGAACTACTAAACGACCTGACTAACCAAAACATCGACTCGGTTACCTTTACCCTTAACCAGATGTACACACTTGACCCTAAATACGCACACTTACTGAGTGAGATTGAAAACTTGCCTGGAGCAGTCTATCCAGTGGAAGCTGGAGCATTACAGCCTATCGTGCAGCGCCCAGTCCCACCAGAAGCGTTTAACGAACGAATGAACATTAAGAATGAGATTAGGGAAACAACCGCTTCTAACGAGGTTGTAAAGGGTGTTGGTGTACAAGGTGACGTTACTGCTACCGAGATTAACGCACAGATTGCTGGCGCTGGTCAACGCTTTAATCTAAAGGTGACTCAACTTGAAAATGGGTACTTCTACCGTGTAGCTAAGATTGTATTTAGAATGGTACAACTCTACGTAACTGAACCTATGATGATACGCATTCTAGGTAAAGACGGCGCGAAGTGGGAATTGTTCGACCCAAGTGAGTTTGACGGCGAGTATGAGCCACGTGTACAGCTTGATGTTAATATCCAAAACCAAAAGGTTGCAGACTCTAATATGGCTAAAGAAATGCTCGGTGCATTCCTTGGTGACCCAGACATCAACCAACAAGAACTAAAGAAGCTTGTATTACAGCGTGCTTTTGAACTTGACCCAGATGAAGTAGAGGGATTAATTGCACAGCCAGACCCTATGATGGGCGGACTACCACCTGAACTCGGTGGACTTCCACCAGAAATGGGCTTACCGCCAGAACTTGCAGGGCTACCACCTGAGTTACCACCTGAACTAATGCAACAGGAGATTATCGTATGAGCCTAGACATCTCAAAAGCATATGAACAATTTTTCTATAAGACGGAAGCGGGCTCAGATTTTCTCCTATCCATTAGCCAACTAATAGAGGAGGCTCACGCTAACGGTGAGAGAGAGCCTGAACACTCAAGAGACTTCATGCAAAACGCTAGAGGTGTTCGGAGTGTCTTGTCTCTTATTCAAAGTAAGTCAGCAGGAGTTAAAAAGGGGAAGAACCCCATGTAGTTCATAGGTCTGGAAAGTAGGTTGATAAAAAATTAACACAAGCCCGTGTTCTCAACCTACTTTCTGGGCTTGTGATAAGAGAAAGGTTACAACGATGGACGAAGAAACCACAACCGACGTTCCTGTTGAATCTAGCGGACAACACATCAATGGCATTGCAATAGATGACCAAGGTATGGCAGTTCCACAACTAGAAGAAGCAGAATCAACTGAGGCGGTTCAACAAACCACCGAAACAGAGAATGAAACCGAGGAAGTAACAAGCAAGCCATCTGGTTCTACGGAAGTAGTTACCGAAGAAGATGAACAACTTGCAAAGTTTGCAGCCGCTAAAGGTTTAGAACTCGACAGCGACAACGCTAAAAAAGCAGCTAAAATGGCTATGAACGCCGAGAAGCTGATGCACAACAAAGCAAATAAGGCGAGTGAACTAGAACGCACCATGTCTACTATGTCAGACGAAAGTGCCGAACAGGTCGCACAAGCAACTGGACAGAACCCAGAGTATCTCAAACGATTACAACGTATGGAAGTTAAAGACTCTATCCGTGAGTTTTGGGACGCTAACCCTGACGCAAGGCAATACGAAACAGAAATGGCTCAACTTGCTGTCGAATCAGGACTATATGGCTCACCAGAAGCTATCCTAAAGGCTAGTTATGCTATGGCAGTCGCAAGCAATAGTAACTCTATTAAGTCACAGGGAAAGCAAGAAGCCTTGCAATCCTTAGCCCAAAAACAGCAAGCCGCAGTACCACGAGGTAACGCCGTAAA